GGCCAACTACTCGGACATTCCCAAGAGTTGGTTTTTGGCGTCTGGCCTTGAAGCTGAGCGCGCTGACGATGAAATCAACATGACTCGCCAGCAGTACGATCACAAGTGGCTGGGGAAGTACTTGGAGACCATAGAAAACGCCATCATTCAGCCTGAGTGGTTCGATGCTTGCGTTGATGCCCACAAGAAGCTGGGCTTTGAGCCGCTGGGTGCTGAGATTGTTATTCATGATCCGGCTGACAGTGGTGACGCCAAGGGCTTGGTTCACCGTCACGGCTCGGTAATCACAGGGGCCAAGCAGAAAAACGACGGCGATGTTAATAGCGCGTGTGATTGGTCTACCGGTTACGCCAACCAGGTAAGGGCCGACGAATACATTTGGGATGCTGACGGCATCGGTAACCCTCTTAAGCGCCAGATTGGCGAAGCTTTTAGGGGCAAGAAGGTTAAGTTAACGGCCTTTAACGGGTCCGGCGCGGTTGATAAGCCTGGCGACATTTACCAGCCGGTCTCTAACGAGCAATCTAAGCCTAAGACCAACAGGCAGACCTTTAAGAATCGCAGGGCTCAGCGCTATTGGTCGCTGCGAGATCGTATTTACCGCACCTTTTTGGCGGTTACCCAAAAGAAATACACCGACCCGGCAGACATGATCAGCTTTAGCTCTGACATGGAGTGCTTAAGCCAGTTGCGCACAGAGCTTTGCCGAATTCCTTTGAAGGATAACGGGCAAGGCTTGATCCAAATACTAAGCAAGCCCGAAATGAAGCGCCTCGGCATACCAAGCCCGAACCTCGCTGACTGCGTGATGATGTCAGAAGAGGGCGGAAAGGTAGAGGCCGGCCCCGTACTCATTGATTTTGATTAACTTGGTGACCTGATGGACTTATCCGATTTCGAAGTGCTGAAAACGGCGTGCACTGCTGCCCAAGAGGTGGAGTCCGACCGTCGCGAGCAGATGCTCGAGGTCGCCACGTTTCTGTCTGCCAAGGGTGGCCAATGGGAAGACACTATTGGCGATCTGTTTGATACGTATAAGCGCCCCAAGTACACCTTTGACCGCTGTAATCCGATTGTGTCAGCCATATGGGGCGAGATAGCTGATAACGAATTCTCTATTCGCGTAACGCCGGCAGGCAAGGGTGCCACCGAAGACACCGCAAAGACTTACGCCGGCCTTGTGCGAGGCATTGAGCAGCGCTCTCGGGCGCGTCACGTTTACAGCCAGTGCGGTAAGGCGGCTATTGAGACCGGCTTCGCCGTGTGGCGTGTGGAACAAGACTGGGCGGACGTTGATAGTTTCGATCAAGACTTGTTCATTCGCCCGATCCATGACGCACTTGATCGCGTGTGGTTCCTGGGCAATTACCAAGAGCAAACCGCCGAAGACGCCGACGGTGTAATTATCGAACACACGGTTTCCGAAGATGAAGCCAAAGAGATCGCCTCTGTTGATCGCTCGATTGTGGGTCTCGGCTGTACCGCGATCACCGACCCGCTTCACTACAAGCGTGAAGGCGTCCGCATTGGCGAGCTGATATACAAAAAGCCCGTTACCAAAACGCTATACCAGGCGCCTACCGGTGAAGTGTTTGGCGAAGACGATACTGAAGAAATCAAGGCGGCCGGCGTCGATGTTTCCCAGTGGAAAACCCGCAAGCGCGACACATTCAAAGTGTGCGTTCGCTACTTTGACGAGCAGGGCTTCATAACCGACGAAGAAGATACGGTATTTGATCACCTGCCAATCATCCCGGTGCTGCCTAACTTTAAGATTCTGATGAACAAACCGCTTAGCCGCGGCGCCATTGAGAATCTAATGGATGAGCAGCGCGTATTGAACTACGCCGTTAGCCGGAAGGTTGAAGATACCGCGTTATCGCCCAAGCCTAAGCTGATGATCACCGACGAACAGGCGGCTGGTCGTGAAACGAAACTGAAAACCATGAACGCCAACAATGACCCGGCGTTCACGTACAAGCACGTTGAAAATCAGGCTCCGCCGTATTACCCGACCATGCCCGGCCACAATCAGGGCTTGTCGGAAGTCATCGGCATATCGTCGCAAGCGATTGAAGAAAGCGCCGGCATGTTTGGGCCGAACCTTGCCAAAAACGAGGGCGTGCAGTCAGGAGTTGCCATTGCCAAGCAGCAGCACAAAGGCGACCTCGGCACCATTGAGTATTTCAAGGCCATCGAGGTGGCAATCGCGCAAACCGGAAAAGTAATTGTTCACGCCCTGCCCAAGGTGTACGACGAAGAGCGCGAGGCGCAATTAATCGCTGAGGATGGCGACGTATCAACGGCCACGCTGTACGAACGCCAAAATGTTAACGGCGTTGAGATCACCACCAACGATCTCTCTCAAGGCATTTACGACGTTGCCTGTGACATTGGCCCGGCCTTCGCTTCGCGCCGCGACCAGACGGCAGAGCAGTTGGCCGTATTTGGACAGCTTGATCCTACAATTATTCAGCAAAACAAAGATTTGTTGTTGGGCTCGCAGGATATGCCCGGCATGAAAGAGGCTGCTGAGCGTGCGCGCGCTCAGTTGCTGCAGGCTGGACAAATCCCGCAAAGCCAGTGGACAGAGCAGGAGCGCGAGCAAATCCAGCAGGCGCAATTGCAGGCCCAGCAGAACCCACCGCCGCCCGACCCAGCGCAGATCATTGCGCAAGCCGAGGCAACCAAGGCTCAGGCCGACGCACAGCGCGCACAGGCTGATTACGAGTCGAAGAAAGTCGGCACTCAGCTTGAAATTATGAAGTTGCGCCAGAAGCAACAGGACATGGATTTCAGCCAAGAACGGCAGAGGCTTGAAATGATGGAAGCCCGCCAAAAAGACTTGGCAGACAATCAGGCAAAGACGTACGAAGACCTTAAAACCATGGCCGAAACACTGAAGCTGATTAAAGAGGCGACCGGCGCCGACGCGATGGTGACGCCGCCCGCAATCGAGGCATACGGCCAGCAAGCCGAAATGCTGGACCAAGCGCAAGACCAGATTTAATCCCCGATTCTTTAAACCCGCTACCGCCTAAAGCAAGGCGGTGGCTTTGTATTACCTAGCGACCACTGAGGTTAAGCACATGAGCGACCAATTCGAAACTGACGACGATTACACCGAAGACGCACCGGCCGAGCTTGAGGCAGAGGGACTGCAAGAGGGCGAACCCGATGAGGCGGAACCGGAGCAATCCGAATCAGGCGATGAGGGTGAGCACGATAGCGAGTCAGGCTATGTCGAGACTGACGACCCGAAAGTTAAATCACGCCTCGGGCAGCTAACTCGCGAGAAGTACGAGGCAAAACGAGAGGCTGAGGAATATAAGCGCCGACTCGACGAACTGGAACGCAAACAGTCCGAGAGCAGTGCGCCGAAGCCAGTCGAGGCGCCAAACGCTGACATGTGGATGGATGAGCCGGAAAAAGCTGCCGAGCAGCAAAAGGCCCATCAGGAGTATGTCCGCAACCAGGCCATTCACGAACACCAGCAAAATCAGCTTGAGCAGCAAAAGCAAGCCGCCAAGCAGAAGCAACTGCAAGAAACCGCCGCGACATACAACAAGCGGGCGCAAGAGCTAAAGGTTAACCCAGCCGAGTTACAGCAGGCGGGCAATTTTGTAGGCAGCGCAGGGCTAAACGAGGAAGTTCTCGATTACCTGCTAACCCACGAAAACGGCCCCTCGATTGTGACCGAGCTGGGGAAAAATCCCGACGCCTTGTACCAGCTTCGCGATATGAAGCCGCACCTTGCCACTGTTCAGATTGAGCGACAGTTCGGAAGCCTAACCCAACCCAAACGCAAGCCATCGAATACCCCGCCGCCACCTACGAGAGTGGGGGGTGCCCGCACGACCGGGAAGCAGGGAAACGACGGTACTTTATACGAATAGGTGAATGATCATGGCTAACTATACTGATAGCAACATCACGCAAAAAGTAGCCAAAGGCTTTAAGCCCGGCTTCGAATCGTCAATGGTTTTGACCAAGACTGTTGATACTCAAACCCTGACCGGCGCCGGCCTTGGTACTCCTGATTTTGGCGAGAAGGTTAAATTCAAGCGCCCAATGCAGTACCGCTCAACCAAAACTGCTGACGGTGATATTTCAAGCACTGCAAAAAATGATTTGGTGTTCGGTAACTCGTTCGGCGAGGTGCAAAACTTCTACACCGTGCACGTTGATTGGAGCATCATCGATGAAGCTCTTCGGCTCAACGAGCTTGATAAGGCGTTAGAGCCAATTGGCGAGCAGCTTGCCGCTGACATTGAGACCGACTTCGGCTCATTTATGATTGAGCAATCGGGCCTTACCTATGGTGATGTGGGTACTGCTGTTAATGCTTGGTCTGACGTTGCTGGCGCTGGCGCTTTCCTTGACTCCATCGGCGTACCGAAGGGAAAAGATCGCTTCTACGCAATGAACCCTTTTAGCACTACCAACCTTGCTGACACTCAGTCAGGCTTGGCGTCTGGCAATAACAAACTGGTGGATACAGCATGGGAGCGGGCTCAGATTTCTAGCCGATTCGGTGGCTTGAGTGCGATTTCGTCCAATGCCTTAAGCTCGTATGTTTCTGGTGAGCTTGCTGGCGAGTCTGGCACTGTTAGCGCTACTCCTGTTGCGACCTATGTTTCTGTTAAAGACTCATATCAGCAAACTATTGTTCTTACTGGCCTGACTGTGAGCACTACTGGCGCCGTTAAGCCTGGCGACACTATCGAGTTTGACGATAACGGTCGAAACTACATCAACTTGCGCACCCGTCGCACTGTGATGGGCGCAAATGGTCAGCCTATCAAATGGCGTGCGACTGTTGTGACCGGCGGTGACACTGACGGCAGCGGTAACGTGACTGTTGTTGTGGCGCCCGCTGCGATCAACGAAGGCGCTACAGGTCAGTACAACAACATCTCAAGCCCGATCACGGCCGGCGATGGCTTCACCATCTTGGGTACTGCTGACACCGAGTACCAGCCAAACCTGTTTTACCACAAGGCGGCGTTTGGTATCGGTTTCGTGAAGCTTCCTAAGCTGTACAGCACTGACACCGTAATGACCATGCCTAACGGCATCTCTGTGCGCGTGTCTCGCTATGCAGACGGTGACGGTAACCGCAACAAAATGCGCTTTGATGCATTGCCAGCGTTCGCGTGCTTCAACCCGCTCTTTGCCGGCAAAGGCTGGGGTCAGTAATTCAAGGCTAAGCAGTTAACCAAGGGGCTTCGGCCCCTTTCCTTTTGTGGGAGATAGTTATGCAAGTTTCAATGTTTCATGGTGTGGCCGGTGACTGGTTCAAAGTCAGCGTCAAAAAAGAGGATGCGCCAAAGCTGGCAAAAATGGGCTTTGTACACACTCCGCGCGAGCTGCCCGAGCCAAAAGGCGACAGCGACCCCGATTATTCTGCAATGACCAAAGAGCAGCTAATCGAAATCGTACCTAAGGCCAACAAGGCCGATGTTGTGAAAATCAACGCCGCCGTGTCGGAAGACGAATTGACCGACGGCAAAGTGGGCGACATGCGCACCGAGCTACTGGGCAAGCTGAATGAAGGCGAGTGAGTTAATCGGCGATGCGCTGGGCAAGATCGGCGTTCGTGCCGCTAACCAGCCGGTGGAGTCAGACGACTTCGCCGTTGCTGTGCGCGAGTGCAACCGCATGTTTGCCACTTTTGCGTATTTGGATTTGGGTTACACGCCGCTAGAGAATAACAGCGACGTGGTAACCATTCCGAGCTATGCCGAAGAGTGGGCGGTATTGGCGCTAGCCCTGCGTCTTGCCCCTGACTTTTCCCCGGCTGAGGAATACGGTTTACTGAAAGATCGTGAGCGCGAGGCCCGTCAGGATATGCTTTTGCAAAACCAAGAGCTCATTCCGGCCGAATACCCGTCGACACTACCCACAGGGTCGGGCAATGACGGGCGCTGCATGTGGTCGCCAACGTTTTACCCGGGGCCGGAGAAAGATTAATGGCTAAGCGATCCGGTCGCGTTGAGCTGCCAATCGGTGGCGGCTTCTTTGTGTCGCGTTCAAGGCAGTTCAGTAGCCGCGAGTGCGTCAACTGGTTCCCAAACTGGGCCGAGTCAGCCGCTCTAAGTGACGCCAACCTATACCCGACACCGGGCATATCTGAGGTTTTCCCCGACGAGGGTACGGGCGTTGGCCGTGGTGCATGGGTGATGAATGGTGTTCCGTACTTTGTCAGCGATACCAAGCTGTACCGGATTGATCGCACGATTGATGCGGGAGGCGCCGAAACCCTTTCAAAAACAATACTGGGCGATATACGCGGCATTAAGCGCGTCAGCATGGCGAGCATTAAAAATCAGCTGGTTATTGTTGTTCCGGGCGAATCATCCTACCTGTACACCGAGGGCGGCACGCTAGATGAAATAACGGATCCAGACTTTAACGGCCCGGCCAATGATGTTGTTGCGGTGGACTCTTACTTTGTTTTTTGTAAGACCGGCACCAATGAGCTTTTTCATTCGCAAATCAATCAGGGCGCAGATTACAGCGCGCTTGATCGCACCACCGTCAACCAGGCGTCAGAGGTGATAGGCCTTCAAGTGTATCGCAACCAGCTTATTGCTGTTGGCCGCAACGTGATGGTGCCTTATCGTAACGTGGGCGCCGCTGAGTTTGCGTTTGATCCACAGCCCGGTGCGGTGGTCGATTCAGGTCTAGCTGCAGTACACGCCAAGTCGGCAAGTCGCGGCTCGTTCGTTTACATCGGTGGCGGCGAAAATGAAGAGGTGGGCGTCTGGGTTTTTGGTGGCGGGGCGCCGTCCAAGATTAGCGACGAATCGATTGACTACCTGTTGCAGAACGCAACGGCAGAGGAAATTGAAGAGTCCTACGCTATTCGGCACTCTCAGGGCGGCGCCGATTTCGTGGTCTTCACTGTGGGCGCTCGAACCCTTGTGTTTGATTTCGCGGCGTCAAACTTATCAGGCCAAAAGATTTGGCACGAGCGTAGTTCTCGCATCCCTGTCGGGCCAGATAAGCAGCCCATCCAATGGCGCGTGTCCGCGATTGTTCAGGCGCATAACCGTGTGTTTGTGAGCGATATTCTAGACGACCGGATCGGCCTTTTAGATGACGACGTTTACACCGAATACGGCATTAACATTCATCGCGTGATGACTACGCAACCGTTTCAGCAGGCGGGCGTTCGAACGCGTGTTTGCCAGATTGAGGCGTACATGGACGCGGGCAACAACTCGGCCGATAAAGTCGCCATGTCATGGTCTGATGACGGCGGCTATACCTGGGTAAATCCAATGCTGCGCGGGATGGGCGCAATTGGCGAGTACGGCCGTCGCATTACCTGGCACCGGCTTGGAACTTTCCCGCGCCTTCGCGTGCTGAAATTTGAATACACCGGCGCCAATCCCTGTGCCTTCAATAAGCTAATGGCTAACGCTCTATGATTTCACCTCCGCTCAAGGCTGATGTTCTGGTTGATGATCAGGGCCGGCCGACTGATATTTTTTATGCGTGGCTGGAGGACGTATCGAACCGCGCCAACACTTCTGAAGTGGCTACCGGAAACGGATCACCAGAGGGTGCGATTGTCGCCACCAAAGGCAAGTTTTATATCGACGAATCAGCCACGGAGCTCTATATAAAAACCACCGACTCTGGAAGCACAGGGTGGGCAGCGGTTTGATTCATGTTCACGATGATTTTTTAAGCTGTTACGACGAGCTGAGGGCGTTTGCGGATACCGCTGACTATGCTGGCGAAAAAAACCCAGTAGATGGCGTTATCTACCCGAACATTAACGCGAAGATTCCTGACGCTGTTCGGTCTGAGGTCATAGAAAATCTTTCTGATTTGCTTGGGCGAAAGCCTGAAAAGGTGACCATGTTTTTACGCATGAGTCCCGCCGGTGTTCACGTACCGCATATAGCGCACCATGATTTATCGATGGGTCAATTCAGCTTAATGCTCTACTTGAACGATCACGAGCAGGGCGGCACCGGTCTGCTGCGGCATCGCCGAACTGGCATGTCATGGGCGCCAGAAGACCCGTTATTTACTGCCGTGGCGCAGGCAGATCAAAACAACACCGAGGCGTGGGCAATTACTTCCACGGCTCAAATGAAACAGAACCGAGCGGCAATATTCGAGGCTGCTCAATTTCACTGTGCATTACCTGTGGGCGGGTTTGGTGAGACACCCAAAGATGCGCGCACTGTCCTGACAGTTTTCTTCACCTAAATCCGGTTACCCAAATGATTCGAGACGCGAAGCCAGAAGACTTCGGGGACGTTCTACGCCTGTCTGAAAGTTTTTGGCAGCACACCCAGTTCGATGAGCCGTTCGAACCAGAGCACACGCGTATGTATGTGGAGATGGCGCACGACCATGGACTGTTAGCCGTTGTGGAGATTGATGACGAAGTGGTGGGCTTTTGCGCCGCTATCCGCTCGCCACTAATGGGATCAACAAAAGCATTAATGGCAACCGAGCTTGCTTGGTATGTCGACCCCGCGCACCGAGGGGGAAGAAACGGTGTAGCGCTGCTCAAGCACATGGAGCAGTTGGCCAAAGATCAGGGCGTTAAGTATTGGACGATGTTGTACATGGAATCCTCCATGCCCGACACCGTTCGCAAAATGTACGAGCGCCTTGGTTATTCGAAAGCAGAAACCAGCTACACAAAGGTGCTATGACATGGCAGCAATAACAGCGGCAGCGGTAGTTGCTGGGGCAACCGTATATTCGGCCGACCAGCAGAAAAAAGCAGCCGAGAAGGCAGCGGATAAGCAGGCAGAGGGTGTCGCAAACGCTCAGGATCAGGCGGCCATTGGTCGAGACCGGGCGGTTCCGGCTGTAACTCAAGGTTATAACGACGCCATCGGCACGCTTAACGATGGCACGGCTCAGGCCAGCGATATTTTAACGAACGCACAGGCTTTATCTGAGGGCCGGCTTAATCAAGGCTACCAAGGCGCCACTGATTTATATAATACCGGCTTTGACTCGGCCCGCAACAATTACAGCGAGGGGTTCGATAGCGCTTTTCAAAATCAAATTGACGGATTTTCTGGCTCGGCCGACGCTTACGGCACCGGCTACGAGAACGCCTTAGGTGGAATCAATAAAGGCTTCAGTGACGCAAAATCTAGCCTGACGTCAGCACGTGGAGGGGCTTCTAGCGCCGTTAATAACAGCTATGGCGTAGCTCGAAATGATCTAAACGAGGGGCGCGATGCGGCAATCGGGCAGATTGATCAGGGCCGTTCGGATGCAAAGGAAACGCTAAACCCGCTAATCGAAACTGGCAACCAGTCCAATCAGTTGCAGGCGGCCCTGTCGGGAGCGTTGGGCGCCGAGGCTCAGCAAGCGGCCTTTGACGACTATAAGACTTCACCCGGTCAGGATTTTTTTAGGCAGCAGCAAGAGCAGGCCCTACTAAGAAATTCAGCGGCGCTAGGCGGCGGCCTATCATCTGATGGGCGCGTAATGACCGCATTGCAAGATCAGGCGTTCGGTCGCGCTCAAACAGACTTCGATAATAACTTTGCGCGTCTTGGCTCTATCTCTGATCGTGGTGCCGGCGCATCACAAGCGCTGGCCAGCCTGCAAACATCTCTCGCGCAATCGGGCGGCAATATTGAGCAGGCAATGGCGCAGGCGCTAGGCGGTCTTTCTCAGTGGAAGGGCAGCCAGCTATCTAATATTAATCAAAATTATGGTAACGCCATGGCGGGCGTAAACACCGCCCAAGGCTCAGCTATTGGAAATCTTGAGCAGCAGTACGGCGGCCAGATGGCCGACCTATATCGAGACTACGGAAATACCATGGCGGGCCTGAACCTGGCTCAGGGCGAAACGATGGCAGGTCTTGATTTATCGCAAGGTAACACGCTGGCAGGGCTGCAGTTAAGCCAAGGAGGCCAGCTATCAAATAGCGCCAATAACTACGGCAATGCACTGGCCGGGCTTGCCACCAATAACGCCAATAACGTCGCTAATATGCAGGCCAATCAGGGTAATGCGATCGGCAATATCGAGATCGGGCAAGGCAACACCCAAGCTCAGCTTGCACAGAACTACGGCAACGCTTTGGCCGGTGGTGATCTTTACGCCGCGAACAATACCGACCCGTGGGCCCAAGGCATCATGGCGGGCGCTCAAATGTACATGGGTGGTGGTAGCAATTGGGGTTCTGTGCTCGGTGGTGCGCAGCAGGCGCCGGCACAGAACGCCGGATCGCAAGCCACATTTAACCGCAATCTCAACAACGCAATGTATTTTTAAGGGGGCCGCATGGTTGCTTCACAGGGTTCAATTTTACAGGGCGTTCGCTCACCAACACCGGATTACGCCGGTCAGCTAATGGGGGCGATGGGGTTTAATCAAGACATGCAAATGAGCAAGCAACAACAACAGATGAACGATCAATCCATTCGCATGAATGACCAGGCGCTGCAGCAAAACGAGGCCGCTATGAATGCACCTCCAAAGACTGACTGGGAGGCGGCGCAGCGTCGCGCCCAGTTTTACGACAAAGCCGCCACTCGGCTTTTGTCTGTTCCGCCAGAGCAGCGCCAGTCGATGGTACGGCAGTGGGCTCAGAATGGTGTTTTTGAGGGGCTTGGCATTCCTATGGATCAGATTGCCAAACAAGGCCTTGATGACCAAAGCCTTCAAAGCTTGCAGGCTCAGGTTCGTTCAGTATTGCCGGAAGATGAACGTCAGTCGCCAGCCGAAGCTCAGGCATTTGCCGCAATGACTCAGGGAATGTCGCCAGAGGATATTGAACAAGCCCGTCGAATCAAGCTTGGCCTTGCGCCCCGTGCGGTAGGCTCGGCTGATGTGACGATAGCTCAGGGTGGCATGACGGATGACGTGGCCCGATCCAAAGGCGTCATTGAGGACAACATTACCCGGGCAAAAGAGGAGGCCAAAAACGCGACCACCAAAGGCAAAGAATACTTTGAGCAGCTGTCTGGCGTGCAGTCGAATATTGAAAACTACGGCGAAGCGTTGCGGCTGGTTGAGCAAGAGGGCGCAGGTGTGGGCGCAATTCGGGGCCGGCTGCCAAGCATGAAGGCGGCCGCAATCAAGCTGGACAACCTGCAGAACCGCCTTGGGCTCGATATTCTGAACAACACCACCTTTGGCGCACTTTCTGAGAAAGAATTGGAGCTTGTGCAGGATACCGCGCTGCCAAACAACTTGCCGCCCGATCAGTTGGCCGGATGGCTGCGCGACCGAATGGCAGCACAACAGAAAATGTCGGCAATTCTCGATAACGCCGTGCAGTTCTTGAGTGTGCCCGGTAACACGCTTGCCGACCTGCGAGCTATGCAGAACGAGCAACGCAATCAGCCGGCGCAAACTCAGCGGGGGGCGCAGTCACAAAGCCCATCGATCAATGACCTGGTGAACAAATATGCCAACTAGAGAGCAGCTAGAAAGCGCGCTGAGAAACGCTGACGCCGCTGGCGATACAAATGCGGCTCGAGCGCTAGCCAATGCCTTGCGGGCTGGCCAGTACGACCAGCCGCAACAGCAGGTAGAGCAGCAGCCGCAAGATAATCGTGGCATGTGGGATAAAGCAAAGGACTTTGCGGCCGGCGTGAATGACAACTTCAACACCATCAACGAAAGTGCGGCCACTATGTTGTCTGGTGCCGCTGCCGAGCCTCTGGCAGGGCTTGCAGGGATTGGCGCCGCCATAATTCCGGGCGGACGCACTGGCGGTGAAATGGTCGATCATGTTCGCGACACGCTCACTTATCGCCCTCGCTCCGAAAATAGCCGGCAAGCGCTTGGCAATATGGCTGATGCGCTATCCCCAGTTACCGAGGCAATGCAGGGCGTGGAGCAGGCAAGCGGCAACATGGGTTATGAAGCGGCGGGCCCGGTAGGTGGCGCCATCGGTGCAACACTGCCAACGGCGGCAATGGAGGCGCTCGGGATTGGCGCTATGCGTCGCGGCGCCCGAGGCGTTGAGACCGCAAAAAATATAGCGAGGGCAGAGCCAAGCGCGGCGGCTC